ATTGAGTATAAACTAGATGAACATACTTTGATGGGAGGATGGTTTATATCTGAAAAAGTTTGTGATAATATTGTCAAACATTTTAAGGCAAATAAACAAGCATGGGTGCAAGGCCTCGTAGGAGAAAAAGATGGTCGTGTTGATAAAAAAATTAAAGAGTCTTATGAGTTGCCTATAAACTATGATAGGTCTGAACAACCTTTTTACGATTATAGAATAGAATTACAAAATTGTTTAGACTCGTATATAAAAAAGTATCCTGAAATTAATAGTTTAACAAGATTTGCTATTAATACAGATTACAAAATTCAGTATTATAAAAAAGAACAAGGTTTTAAAACTTGGCATTCTGAAGTTATGACTAAAAGTAGCTGTGATAGAGTTTTAGTTTTTATGACTTATTTAAATGATGTCGAAGATGGTGGTACAATATTTAAATATCAAAATATTACTATGCCAGCAAAAAAAGGTTTAACAGTAATTTGGCCTGCACATTTCAGTCATGTACATAAAGGACAAATAACAAATAAAGGAGAAAAATATATCGTCACAGGATGGTATAATTTTATTTAAATGAGTGAAAATTATTTAGGCAATCCTAATCTATTTAAAGCAAATACACAACAACAATACTCTGAAGAACAAATCAGAGAGATTGCAAAGTGTATGGAAAATCCTATTTACTTTGTCAAAAAATATACAAAGATTGTAAATATAGATGATGGTTTAGTGCCTTTTAATATGTATCCTTTTCAGGAAAAGATGGTAGACACTTTTCATAATAACAGATTTTCTATTTGTAAACTACCAAGACAATCAGGTAAATCAACTACCATCATTGCATATCTATTACATCAAGTTATATTTAATGATAATATTAATGTTGCAATACTTGCCAACAAATCTACAACTGCTAGAGACTTACTAGGTAGATTGCAACTTGCATATGAAAACTTACCTACATTTTTACAACAAGGTGTTTTAAACTGGAACAAAGGTTCGTTAGAGTTAGAGAATGGATCAAAAATACTTGCAGCTGCAACTTCTTCAAGTGCAATTCGAGGTGGTTCATTTAACATAATATTTTTAGATGAGTTTGCTTTCATACCTGCAAATATATCTGAACAGTTTTTTAGCTCTGTATATCCTACAATATCATCTGGTAAAAAATCTAAAGTGATGATTGTATCTACACCACATGGTATGAATATGTTTTATAAGTTGTGGAATGACGCAATACATAAAAGAAATGATTACAAACCTATTGAAGTACATTGGTCTGAAGTACCAGGTAGAGATGATAAGTGGAAAGAAGAAACTATAAGAAACACTAGTGAGGCACAATTTGCCACAGAGTTTGAGTGTGAGTTTGTAGGTTCGGTAGACACACTTTTAAATCCATCTAAAATTAGAACCATGTCGCATAGTAATCCTATTGTATCTCAAAATGGTTTAGATATGTACGAACAAGCAATTAAAGGTAGAGATTATGTAATGACGGTTGACGTAGCAAGAGGTACAGTAAAAGATTATTCTGCCTTTGTAGTTTTTGACGTATCAAAAATGCCTTATCGCATAGTTGCAAAATATAGAAACAATGAAATTAAACCTTTACTATTTCCTCATACTATTGAAAAGGTTGCAAGAGCATATAACAATGCTCATGTTTGTGTTGAGGTAAATGATGTGGGTCATCAAGTAGCAGACGCATTACAATTTGAATTAGAATACACAAACTTATTAATGTGTATGATGAAAGGTAGAGCAGGTCAAATATTAGGTGGTGGTTTTTCTAAACGAGGGTCTCAACTAGGTGTTCGTATGACAAAACAAGTTAAAAGAATTGGTTGTACAAACTTAAAAACATTGGTTGAAGGCGATAAACTTATAATTAATGACTTTAATATTATAGAAGAATTATCAACCTTTGTAAGAAGAGGTCAATCATGGCAAGCCGAAGAAGGTTCTAATGACGACCTTGCAATGTGTTTAGTGATATTTGCATGGATATCTAATCAAAGATATTTTAAAGAATTAACAGACCTAGATGTACGTGCTAGAATGTATGAAGAGCAACAAAACGCAATAGAACAAGATATGGCACCTTTTGGGTTTGTAGATGACGGCACAGAGGAAGACACAATAATAGACGATAAAGGTGAGATATGGTCACCTGTAAGAGTCCGTAAAGGTCTATAAAAACATAAATAGATTTGAGATTAATGATACTATTTAGCTAAATAGGAGAACAACACATATGGCATTTCAAGTTTCACCAGGTGTTCTCGTAAGAGAAAAAGACTTAACAAATGTAATACCAGCAGTTGCAACCTCAATAGGTGCATTTGCAGGTGATTTTACTCAAGGTCCATTAGATGAGATTACAACAGTTTCATCTGAAGGTCAATTAGTAGAAATTTTTGGTAAGCCTAACTCTACAACTTTTGAATCGTTCTTTTCGGCTGCAAGTTTCTTGCAATACGGAAACGCTTTAAGAGTAGTAAGAGCTTCGGGAACTGGGATCTTAAACGCAACTGCTAACGCAAGTGGCGTATTGATCAACAACACACAAGCCTACCAAGATAACTATGCTACAGGTCAAGGTTCAGTAGGACTTTGGGCTGCAAGAACAGCAGGTGCTCATGGTAACAACTTAAAAATATCCATCTGTCCAAGTTCAACTGCATACGAAGAAACATCAAAAACAACTGTAAATAACACTAACTTAGCTGTTGGAGATACATCGGTAACGGTAGCATCCGTATCTGGTATATCAGTCGGAGATATTATAAACTTTGGCGAAACTGGCGGTTATGAATATAGAATTACAGGTATTGCTTCAACTACACTTACAATCGTAAGACATCCATCAGGCGTTGGCGGTTTACATACTGCTGTTGCTAACGGAGCTACTGTAAGAAGAAGATGGCAATACTATGATCTAGTTAGTGCTGCACCAGGAACATCACCTTATGCTTCTGACAGATCAGGTGTTAATGATGAATTACACGTTGTAGTAGTTGACGAAGACGGTGGCATAACAGGAAAAGCAGGAGATATATTAGAAGTATATGATTCATTATCAAAAGCTTCTGACGCAAAAACTCCACAAGGAGATACTAACTATTATCCAGATGTAATATACAATAAATCAGCTTATGTTTATTGGATGGATCATCATACTAGTGGTACTAATTGGGGATCTGCTGTTCAATCAACAACATTTACTGCTGTCACAACAATTAAAAATGACTCATTAAGAGGCGGTGCAGACGGTTCAGCTGCTACAGTTGGCCAAAAGAAAACTGCTTATGAGAAATTTGAAGACGCTGAGACAACAGACATAAATCTAATCATTGCTGGTACATGTGACGCAACACATATTGACAACCTAATTACAATCGCAGAAAACAGAAAAGACGCAGTAGTATTTGTTTCTCCTGAAAGAAGTGATGTAGTTAATGTTGCAAATAGTGTGACGCAAACAACCAACGTGACTGGATTTTTTAATTCAATCAGATCATCTTCATTTGTAGTATTTGATAGTGGTTACAAATATACTTACGACAAATATGCTGACGTATTCAGATTTGTACCATTAAACGGAGATATGGCGGGTTTATGTGCTAGAACGGATCTAGTTGCAGACTCACACTTCTCACCTGCTGGTTTTAACAGAGGTGTAGTAAGAGGTGCAGTTAAACTTGCTTATAATCCTAACAAAACACAAAGAGATGATTTATACAGAGCTAGAATAAACCCAGTGGTTACATTCCCAGGACAAGGTACAATCTTGTTTGGTGATAAAACTGGATTATCTGCTCCTAGTGCGTTTGATAGAATAAATGTAAGAAGACTATTCATTACTTTAGAGAAGGCAATATCAACTGCTTCTAAATTTCAATTGTTCGAGTTTAATGACGAATTTACAAGAGCACAATTTAGAAACATTGTAGAGCCATTTTTAAGAGATGTACAAGGCCGAAGAGGTATTACAGACTTCTTGGTTGTTTGTGACGAAACAAACAATACAGGCGATGTCATTGATAGAAATGAATTTAGAGCTGACATTTTTGTCAAACCTGCTAGATCAATCAACTTTATAACTCTAACATTCGTGGCGACAAGAACAGGCGTCTCGTTTGAAGAAGTGATAGGAGCGTAGAACCATGCCAAATATAAATGACTTTAAAAGTAAGTTAAGAGGCGGTGGAGCTCGAGCCAATCAGTTCAGAGTGACAATGCCTTTCCCTGGATTTGCAAGTGTAGGTGGAGAGACTGAAACAATGTCTTTCTTATGTACATCAACAAGTCTACCAGGAATGACCTTGGGAGAAGTTGCGATACCATTTAGAGGTAGGGAGTTATATGTAGCGGGTGATAGAACATTCGGTACATGGACTACAACTATGCTAAATGATACTGACTTTTTAATTAGAAACGCATACGAGAGATGGTTAAATGGTATTAACAATATGTCTGATAATGAAGGCCTTGTTAATCCTGCTGACTATCAAGTTGACTCTTTCGTTGACCAATTAGACCGAAACGGTAACGTGATTAAATCATACACTTTCAGAGGAATGTTCCCAATAACATTGGACGACATTGGTCTGGATTACGGTACTAACAATGCAGTAGAATCTTTTACTGCAACGCATAGATACCAATACTTTGAAACAAATACTACTACTTAATAGACGACTAAATAATTAAGTAGAATTGAGGATATAATATGGCAGAACTATTTGGGTTTAAGATAGAGCGTTTAGGCACTCAGTCAACCGATCCAAGACAAAACATAGTACCTCCACAAGCAGAGGACGGAACACAAACCGTCCCTGCTGGTGGGTTCTTTGCGTCTTACGGTGGGTTCGATACAAATGCTAGAAACGAACTAGACTTAATAAGAAGATATAGAGAGGTAGCACTACATCCCGAGTGTGACCTTGCAATAGAGGATATTGTTTCAGAAGCAATAGTCTCTAATGAAAATCAACAATCAGTACAACTAGATTTAAGTAGAGTAAATTATAGTGATTCAATCAAAAGAAAAATGAGAGAGTCATTTGGTGAGGTACTTAAACTATTAAGTTTTGATATAAAAGGACATGACATCTTTAGAAGATGGTATGTTGATGGTAGAGTTTATTATCATAAGATTATAGATAAAGATTCACCAAGATTAGGGATAACAGAATTAAGATATATTGATCCTAGAAAGATTAAGAAGATAAGAGAAGTTAGAAAACAAAGAGTAGATGGCGTGCCAGGCTCTTTCTCTTTCTCTGATAAATTTCAGGAATACTTTATGTATAATGAAAAGGGAATACATCCTACAGCAGCTTCAAACGTAGGTGGATTAAAGATTGCTACAGACGCAATTGCATATTGCCCTTCTGGTCTTATAGATCAGACACATAATTTAGTTTTATCTTATTTACATAAAGCAATTAAACCTGTCAATCAATTAAGAATGATTGAAGACGCTGTTGTAATATACAGAATTGCTCGTGCACCTGAAAGAAGAATATTCTATATTGATGTAGGTAATTTACCTAAGATTAAGGCTGAACAATATTTAAGAGATGTTATGGCTAGATATAGAAATAAACTTGTATATGACGCAAGTACAGGTGAAGTAAGAGATGACAGAAACTATATGAGTATGTTAGAAGACTTTTGGTTACCTCGTAGAGAAGGTGGAAGAGGAACTGAAATTACAACTTTACCTGGTGGTCAAAACCTAGGTGAGATACAAGATATAGAATACTTCCAAAGAAAACTATATCGTTCTCTAAACGTACCTATTAGTAGATTAGAAAGTGGATCAGGATTTAACCTTGGTCGTGCAGCTGAAATTAGTAGAGATGAAGTTAAGTTTACTAAATTTGTAGGCAGATTAAGAAAAAAATTCTGTATGTTATTCCATGATCTATTAAAAACACAACTTGTTTTAAAAGGTGTTATTGCTCCTGAAGAATGGGACAATATGCAAAATGATATTACATACACTTACTTACAAGATGGATACTTTGCTGAACTAAAACATAGTGAGATGATGAGAGAACGAGTGGGTCTTGCTAGAGATTTAGAACAATATGTTGGTAAGTATTTTAGTCATCAATATGTAAGAACAAAAATTTTAAAACAAAATGAATTAGAACAAAAAATGATTGATGATGAGATACAGAAAGAACAACCTGTAGAACCTGAACAATCAAGTGAAAAAAAGGAAATAAAAGATGAGTAAAGAAAATTTAAAAAATTTCGTAGATAACTTGGATAAAGGCGACAATACAGAAGCACAGAAAAACTTTAATGACACCATGTCAGATAAGATTGCTGCTTCTTTAGATGACGCTAAAACTGATGTGGCTAAATCTATGTTTACAGGTCAACAAGGTGTTATAGCACCTGAGGCTGATCCTTTTACAGGTGATAACATAGAACAATCAGCAGATGAAACTCCTGCTGAAGAGGTGCCAAGTAATGACCAAGACGCTCAGTAAATTTAGAGAAGAAATAATTACTGACGGCAACGACTACAAGCGAACTAGGCAATATAATAAGTTATCGCCTAAGATGAAAAAAGCTGTAGATATGGTTTTTAGAGCTGCTGATAAATCAGCAGATGTAATCGCTGACTTTGAGAAGAATGTCAAAGCGGCCTCTAAAATGTATAATGTTAAAGTGAACGATTTAATGAAATACTTTGACAAAGAAACATTAACAATTTTAAGAAGATAAAGGTAAAGGGAATAGCATATGGCAATATCAACAAGAACTCTATCAGATACTAGAGGTTTTGCAAAAGTATTAGTGGAATTTACAAATGACAGCGCTACCACAACCGTAATTGACGCTTCTGGATTAGACGCACACCAAAATGGTGGGCAGTTAAAAATTAGAGGTCTAAAATTTGCGCTTACAGGTTACGCTACATTATCATTTATAAAAAATGGTGCAACAGCAGAGAAAGCAATATCACTATCAGGTAGTGATGTTTATAACGCAGGTACAATTGTGAACTCAGCAGGTGCTGCTACACATGCAACCGATGGTGATATTTCAATCACAACGGTAAGTGCAAGTGGTTATGTTGTAATTGAAGTAGTAAAAGACAATTTTAATTATAGTTAATAATGGCGATCATTACTGAAACATTAGCTGATGATAATAAAAAAGTTATTGTTAAAGCAAATGGTTTAGGTGGTGAAACAAAACAAACATTATTAGACGCAAGTATTTTATCAGGCGCAACGTCAAGTCCTAACTTGTCAATTGCACACTTGTATTACGAGATACTCGGTTCGGGAAATTTAACTTTTTTCTTTGACGCTGAGACAGATGAACAAGCTGCAACACAATTTAGTGGACGTGGTAATTACGGTTTGAAGAAAAACGAACCACGAATTAAACAAGAAGACACAGGCATAACACTTGTCAATCCGACAGGTGACGTGCTTGTGTCATCTGATAGTACGGTGTCAACATATAATATAGTAGTAGAATTTAGAAAAGAAAAAGGATTTACAAATGGCTGATACAGTTTCAAGCTTAACAATCGCAGATACTTCAGGTGTCAAGTTTACAACTAAACTTACAAACTTCTCTGACGGTACAGGTGAGACCCTAGTCAAAAAAGTTGACGCTTCTGAATTAACTTTTATGACTGAGGATGGAAATAGAAAAATATCAAAGTTATATTATTCTATTAATACGTCTGACAGTAAGTCAGCAGTAGAACTTATATGGGATGGCGAAACTAACGCTACCGCAGTTTTATTGTCTGGTCAAGGTTTTTTCGATTTAAGAGCAGATGGTAATGAGATAACAAATAACTCGACAACACCTACAGGTGATGTTTTACTATCTACAAAAAATTTTGCAAATGGTGATAATTACACAATTATTGCCGAGTTTAGATAATAATTTGTATAAATATTAGTAGAGAAATTAAGAGATAGATACTTATGAAGCTAATTACCGAAGAAATCGAACAAGCGGAATACATTGTAGAAGAAACTAATGGCAAGAAAAATTATGCCATCAAAGGTATCTTTATGCAATCTGACATCAAAAATAAGAATGGCAGAATGTATCCAAAAGAGATTCTTCAAAGAGAAGTTGTTAGATACAACAGAGAATTTATCAATAAAAACAGAGCATTTGGCGAACTAGGTCATCCAGACGGTCCCACCGTCAACCTAGAAAGAGTTAGTCATATGATTAAAGCTCTGTATCCAGAAGGCAATAATTTTATCGGAGAAGCAAGAGTCCTAGACACACCATATGGAAAAATTGTGAAGTCACTTATAGATGAAGGTGCAAGATTAGGCGTTTCTTCCCGAGGTATGGGCACACTATCAAATAGTCAAGGTGCCAATGTAGTTAACAACGATTTTTACCTTGCGACAGCAGCTGATATAGTTGCTGATCCATCTGCTCCAGACGCTTTTGTAGAAGGCATAATGGAAGGCAAAGAATGGATTTGGAATAATGGGATTTTGAAAGAAGCAGAGGTTAAAGAATTAAAAGTACAGGTTGAGAGTAAAGAACGAATCGCAAGAGCAGAGAAAAATGCTATTGTGTTTGAGAACTTTCTTAAAAAGCTGTAATTTTATAAATAATAGTTGACTATTTTATAGTCCAATTATTGCAATTTTAATATAAAAAGAAGAGGAAAACTAAAATGGAAAACGGTAAAACTGACGCTATGGCGCCGAAAAAAAATGCCGCTCCAGCAGAAGCACCTAAAACTTTAGGGGCAACTATTCAGAATGTTATCACTAAGGCTATCACAAGCCCAACTGATGGCAAAATTGATTTCGCACAAGGGGTAAACCACATTACTGGTGACCCACAACAAAAAAGTGCAAAACCTGCTGAGCCAATGCAATCTCTTAAAGCTAATTACGACATGAAACCTAAGTCTGAAACTTATGAAGACAAGGAAGAAGTTAAAGAAGCTGACGAGAAAGAAAAAGAAAAGATGATGAAAGCACAAGCTGACATTAAAAAAATGAACGCTCAAGTAAATGACAAAGAAAAAGAAATGAAAGAAGCAGAAGACCATAAGAAATCTGACATGATCAAAGCTGAGATTGAAAAGATGAAAGAAACTATGGCTGACAAAGAAAAAGAATTAAAGGCGCAAGCTGATAAGGAAAAAGAAATGTCAGAGGGCGAAATGCCTAAGGCTGCTTTAGACGCTTTGAAAAAGTCGCAAGACAAAAAAGAAACTGCTCACGATGGTGAGAAGAAAGACATCAAATCTCAAAAAGACAAAGAGATGAAAGAAGAGTCTGAAGACGAAAAGAAAAAAGACATCAAAGCAAATAAAGAACACGACAAAGAAGTTAAAGAAGAAGACGAAAAAGAAGATAAAAAAGATATTAAAGCTTCTGCAAAAGATAAAGTAAAAGACATGGATATGAAAGAAGACGTAGCTGCTCTTACAGATGGTGAAGAACTATCGGAAGAGTTTAAAGCAAAAGCTGCTACAATTTTCGAATCTGCTGTTAAAGCAAAACTTGTAGAAGAAATTGAAAAATTAGAAGGCGAATACGAATCAAAAGTTGCTGATAAAGTTGAAGAAACTAAATCAGAAATCGTAGAAAAAGTTGACGCTTATCTAAATTACGTTGTCGAGTCTTGGATGAAAGACAACGAATTGGCTATCGAAAAAGGTCTAAAGGCAGAAATTACTGAAGACTTTATTGGTGGCATGAAGAAACTTTTTGAAACTCATTACATTGATTTACCTGAAAGTAAATTTGATGTTGTTGAGGATCAAGCTGCAACAATCATTAAGTTAAAAGAAGATATGAACAAAACATTAGAATCTAATGTAGAGTTAAATCAGAAAATTGGCGAATTTGCTAAAGACGACATTATAAATGACGTATCTAGTGACCTTGCTGAAACTGAAACTGAAAAACTTAAAGGTTTAGCAGAAAGTATTGAGTATGTGGATGCTGCTGATTATAGAACGAAAGTAGAAACAATTAAAAATTCTTACTTTCCGAAATCAAAAGCAAGTGATACTGAATCTAATGAAGTAGCTGCAACAGATAACATGACTTCGGATGCTTTTGTATCTGAGTCAATGGCTGCATACACAGCTGCAATTAGTAAAAACCAAGCTAAGAAGTTATACTAATAACTTTTTAGTAGTTTAATTAAACTAAAAGAGAAAAAGGAGAGATAAAAATATGTTTTTATCAGAATCTATACAAAACAAGTGGCAGCCTGTTTTAGACCATCCTGATCTTCCAAAGATCGGTGATAGTTATAAAAGAGCAGTCACTTCTGTTGTACTAGAGAACCAAGAGAAAAGTTTAAAAGAAGACGCTCAGTTTATGTCTGAGTCGGCTCCTTCAAACGCTACTGGTTCATCTATACAAAACTGGAATCCAATTCTTATCAGTTTAGTTAGAAGAGCAATGCCAAATCTTATCGCTTACGATATTTGTGGCGTACAACCTATGTCAGGACCAACTGGTCTTATATTTGCAATGAGAAGTAGATTCTCTAGTCAATCTGGCACAGAAGCTTTATTTAACGAAGCTGATTCAGACTTCAGTGGTAGAAATGCTGCTGGTTCTTCAACGAACACTGGATTCTCACAAACTGCACAGAATGGTGAAAACCCTGCTGTGCTTAATGACGCACCAATCCCAGCTGCAGGTCCAAACTACACAACTGGTACTGGTATGACAACAGCTGCGGCTGAAGCTCTAGGCGATGCTAGCGGAAACGCTTTCGCTGAGATGGCTTTCTCAATTGAGAAATCAACTGTGACTGCTAAATCAAGAGCTCTTAAAGCTGAATACACTATGGAACTTGCTCAAGACTTAAAAGCAATCCATGGTTTAGACGCTGAAACAGAATTATCAAACATCCTATCTGCTGAGATCCTTGCGGAAATCAACAGAGAAGTTGTAAGATCAGTTTACAGAGGCGCTGAAGTAGGTGCTGCTGATAACGATAATTCAGACGCTGCAATTAACACAACAACTGCTGGTATCTTTGATTTAGATACTGACTCAAACGGAAGATGGTCTGTTGAAAGATTCAAAGGATTAATGTTCCAAGTAGAGAGAGACGCAAACACTATCGCTCAAAGAACGAGAAGAGGAAAAGGTAATATAATTATCTGTTCTTCAGATGTTGCCTCTGCATTACAAATGGCTGGTGTTTTAGACTACACTCCTGCGTTAAACAACAATTTAAATGTTGATGACACAGGTAACACTTTTGCTGGTGTATTAAACGGTAAATACAAAGTATATATCGACCCATATGCTGCAAACTTGGCGTCTAACGCTTCACCTGCTAAACAATACTATGTTGTTGGTTATAAAGGTACTTCACCTTATGACGCTGGTATTTTCTATTGCCCATATGTGCCACTACAAATGGTAAGAGCAGTAGGACAAGACTCATTCCAACCAAAAATTGGTTTCAAAACTAGATATGGTCTAGTAGCGAACCCATTTGCTGGTAGCGATGTGACTGGTACTGGTTCAATCACTGCTGATGGCTTAACTGCATTATCTTCTAACAGATATTACAGACGAGTACAAGTAGCGAACATCATGTAATAGTTTGTGCAAACAAATTCTAAAGAGGGGGCTTCGGCCCCCTTTTTTTTAGCATAAATAAAAGTATGAAATATCTACTAATCCTCTTAACAATTTTTATAGTTTCTTGTTCGAAACCATCAGTAAGCGTGTGGGATAAATTATGGGATAGAATAGATAATATGAAAGAAGAAGATAAGGTATCAGAGTCAGATCAAAAACTGATACAAGAAGCGACTGAAAAAGAGTGGCAAGAAGTAGATAAACAAACAGATAAATAGTAGCATGACTACTACAAAAGCATTAGATAGACAACCAACTAAATTTGACTATGCAGAACCTACAAAGTTTAGGTTTGGCGTAACCAAACTTCCTAAAGTAGAGTTTTTCTGTACGGCTGCAAACATACCTGGTATATCACTAGGTCAAGCAAGTATGCCTACACCTCTTAAAGACATACCTATACCAGGCGATAAATTAGATTATGATAATTTAACTATACAATTCTTGGTAGATGAAAGTTTAGAAAATTACAGAGAAATACATGGTTGGTTAACAGGTCTTGGTTTTCCTAAAGACCATGAACAATTTAGAAATCTACAAAACGCAGGAAGTGACAGATTTCCTACAACAAATAGTGTAAGTCTCAACAAAGAACTAGGAAAAGTAAGTACGGCAGTACAAGATGATGGTGGTCTATATTCAGACGCAACTTTATTTGTATTATCAAGTAAAAACAATGCAGCTTTAGAAGTTAGATTTAGAGATATATATCCTATATCATTATCTGGTTTAGACTATAATCAACAAGAAACTGATATACAGTATCTAACTGCTAGTGTGACCTTTGCATATAAGATATACGAATTTGCAGCTGTGTCAGGTGGCAGAACCATAGAAACTACATCATAAAGCTTGATTTTTTGAGTAGTTATGATATAATATCCATAGGATAAAATATCCATAAATATAAAAAGGTGAATACATAATGACGTTAGAAGAAATACAGACAATGGCAGATAAAGACTTGAAGATCAATGATGTTGAACTTGATTTAGAATCTTTAAAGACGCCACAATTACACAACAAATATTCAAAGTACCATTCAAAATATAAAAATCTTTTAAAGGTTGCTGAACAAGATTTAGCAAGAATTGTAAGAGAGAAGTGGGAATACTACACAGGTAAAGCAGACCCTAGTGTATACCAAGAAAAACCTTTTAATCTAAAAGTATTAAGACAAGACGTTGACAAATACGTTAAGTCAGATAGTGATGTTAATAAACTAGAACAAAAGGTAACATATATAGAAACAACGGTAGATTATTTAGAGAAGACTCTAAAAATTATATCAAATAGAACATTTACTATTAAGAATGCTATAGATTGGAAAAAGTTTACTTCAGGAGTTATTTAATGCAATTAAGAAATTCATACATGTTTTACAAGAGTGCTATCAAGCCAGATGTATGTAAGAAAATTATATCACATGGTTTATCAAAGATGGTTGTGGATGAAAGTCATGGTGTATCAAAAGTAGCTGCTACCTTTGATGGTAAAGAAAAAGGTGGCATAGATAGTCAAGGCAGGAAGATGTCTGATACTATGATAACAGGAGGCGCAAACAGAGAAACGCTTGCTAAAAAAGGCATTGACGTTGAAAGAGCCTATGTAAGAGATAGTGATATTTCATGGTTGAATGACAAATGGTTATACGATTTATTTCATCCATATATACATCACGCAAACGCACAAGCAGGTTGGAACTGGAAGTGGGATTTTTCTGAGTCATTTCAGTTTACAGTATATCACGGTAGAAAAGAAAATGGTGGTTTCTATGGTTGGCATGCTGATGGATCATCTGATTTTAGAAGTGCATATAAAGCAGCTGTAAAAGTAAAAGATGGTAAGGTACCACAATTTAAACCACCTAAAAGAGATGATAAAGGTTTTGTGATTATGAGACCTGATGGTAAACCTGAACCTGACATGAGAGGAGCTGATATACCTCTTAAAAGAGATAAGAAATCTTTAGCACCTGGATTTACTGATAATATACATATGTGGGATAAAGTAAGAAAAATAAGTATGACTGTTAATCTAACTAATCCTAATAATTATGCAGGTGGTAATCTAAAGTTTGATTTAGGCGCTCACGCAGGTAAGAAAAGATTTAAGGTATGTGAAGAAATAAGACCTCAAGGATCAGTTATCATATTCCCTAGTTTTACATATCATTGTGTCACACCTTGTACAAGAGGAACTAGATACTCATTAGTATTGTGGAGTTTAGGAAAACCATGGCAATAAAAGACACAGAAAAATTTTACAAAGATAATAAGTATTGTGTTATAAAAGAATTTATACCACCTATACTTGCAGATTATCTATACGGTTATGCTCTTATGAGAGCTAATAGAGCAAAGACTATGGTCAATAGTAAATGGCCTGGTTATAGAGCAGAGCTTGATGGCACATATAAAGATCAACAAGTGCCTAATACTTACTCATGTTATGCTGATCCAGCAATGGAAACATTATTACAATATGGTTTACAAGGCATGAGAAATATTACAGGTTTAAATCTTAAACCTACATATTCATATTGGCGTTTATACAAGAACGGTGATGATTTAAAAAGACACAAAGATAGACCAAGTTGTGAAGTGTCAACTACATTATGTTTAGGATATGACAATAATAATTTAAAAGGTAGAAAACAAGATTGGGAAAAATATGACTGGCCTATGTGGGTAGATAAGACAGGGGGCTTTGGTAATAGAGGTGTGCCTATTCATATGAAACCTGGTGATATGATAGTTTATAGAGGTTGTGAAATAGAACATTGGAGAGAACCTTTTTTAGGTGATAATCACGCTCAAGTATTCCTTCATTATAACAACGTAGATGGACCATATGGTGAAAACTGTGTCTATGATGGCAGACCTCATTTAGGATTACCTGCTGAATTTAAGATACCAGAAAAAATACAGGCAATGCAAAAGGCAGATAAAAACTTACATGAGCAGCGATTATCAAACAAAGAAAAAACATAAAGATTTCACGTTGGTACAAGATAATTTCTTGTCAAATAATGAGTGTGATGAGTTAGTAGAAAAATATAAAAATCTTACATCTGAATTTGATAATAATAAGTATGGTTATTCATCATACTTTACGAACAATATAACATTTTCAGATCAATTAAAAACATTAATAGATACATACACAAAAACATTTAAGGAAAGTGCTTTGACACCTTATCCTTGGGTATTAAAAGAACTTAGGTTTAAATGGTTTAAACCAGGCAACTGGTTCAAAGATTTTCATTGTGAGCATGGATATGATAATAACAAAAGAGTATTAAACTTTATGATATATCTATCAGATCATAATTGTGGTACAGAGTTTTATACAGGTGAAGTAATTAAATCTATAAAAGGTAGGGTTGCTATGTTCCCAGCCTACTTTACACATCTACATAGAGGACAACAATGTCCTGATAACCATGATAGATATATTATGGGTGGCTATTTTAATTATGAAGATAATCAAAGATAAAGATTTTTTAAAAGATAAACATAAGGACTTTATATCAGAGTTTATTCTAAAGGCTGATTTTCCTTATTTCATACAACCACATTCTACATTTGATGACGACTACACAATGATGGAACATATATGTTTACGAAGATATGATAAAGATTGGAATACAGGCAACGTAGATATGTATAAGGATATATTAAATACGTTTTGCAATAAACATGATATACGATATAAGGAAATATTAAGGTGCTCTGTAAATCTAACATTTAACGTGGGTATAAAAAAATCATTAGAACATACAGATCATAAAGAACCACACAAACAATTATTAATATATTGTAATGATGTAAAGGACAAAAGATCATACACAGTAATATTAGATGAAAATAGAAAACCTATAGATAAAATAAAACCTATACAATATAGTGCAGTAAGTTTTGGTGACAATCATCACTATCATTATTATCCAAGAATAGGTCATAGAGTTGTATTGGTATATACATTTAAATGATAATAGATAAAGATTTTTTAAGTAAGGAACAGATAGCGTATATTGAAAATCATATTTTTAGTAATGACTTTCCTTGGTTTATTGAGAACAGGAGTGTTGTCGGTAGAAAGAATAAACCTTTTCTAAAACATACGGTATTAAGAAGACCTGAGGAAAGAGAAGAAGGAGAATATTTTAGGTCATATATGGGCAAATTCTGTTTAGGTATATTAGATAATTTTGCAAAAAATAATACTATGACTATAATAGATGTGCTTAGAATAAGTATCAATCTAACATATAACAATGGTTATGAAAAATGTAATGTACACCAAGACCATGAATATAATCATTCACAACTGCTTGTATATATAAATGAGTGTGATAAAAAATCATATACAGTAATTAAGAATGGTAAGAAGGAAATAAAAGTAAGACCAGAGAAGTACAAAGGTGTTTGTTTTGACAATCAACCTCACTATCTATATTTTCCTAAAAAAGGCCTTAGAGCTGTTATGGTATTTACATTTAAAATATGATTAAAGTAAAAAAATTAAATACGGTCTATTTACAGATAGAGGCAGAAGCAGATGTTAGACGTGAATTAACAGATTATTTTTCTTTTGAGGTACCTGGTTATAAGTTTACACCACAATTTAGAAACAGAGTTTGGGATGGTAAGATACGATTATATTCATATGCCACAGGTCAATTATATGTTGGATTGTATCCCTATCTAAAAGACTGGTGTAATAAGAAAAACATAGAAATAGAAGAAAACAACGAGATTCATACAATTCAATCGCACACAGCCGCCGATATAGACGAATTAGTCAAGTCTTATGAACTCTCTATCACACCGAGAGATTATCAAATTGACGCATTTAAATATGCCTTAGATTACGAGAGAGGATTAATATTATCGCCTACTGCGTCTGGTAAATCACTTATCGCATATCTATTAGTAAGACACTATCTAAACGTGATAGATAACAACATACTCATAATAGTACCAACAACATCATTAGTAGAACAACTATACAAAGACTTTAAAGACTATGGATTTGATGTAGAGAATAATGTAAGTAGAAACTACCATGGTTACGAAATAGAAGAAGGCAAACGAATAGTTATCTCTACTTGGCAATCTCTATATAAACTCCCAAAAACTTTTTTCGCTGACTTCGGCGCTGTTATAGGTGATGAAGCCCATTTATTTAAAGCTGTATCTTTGACGAAAATAATGACGAAACTGACCGATTGTAAATATCGTATTGGTATGACTGGTACCTTAGATGGTACTAAAACCCATAAGTTAGTATTAGAAGGTCTATTTGGTAGAGTAAACAAAGTTGTATCTACTAGAGAACTAATAGATAAAAAACAACTTGCAGATTTAAAAATAATATGCCTAGTATTAAAACATACAGAGGCAGAAGCAAAAGCGATTTACAAAGAAAAGTATCATAAAGAGTTAGAATATCTAGCTCAGAGTGAGAAAAGAAATAAGTATATAAGAAATCTAGCAACAGCCTTGAATGGTAATACTTTAATACTATTTCAACTTGTAGAAAAACATGGTAAGGAGTTATATGAACTTATACGAAACAAAGCAGGAGACCGAGAAGTCTTCTTTGTCTATGGAGGAGTTGACACCCAACAAAGAGAACAAGTTAGAGCAATCACAGAAAAAAGCGATGACGCTATTATCGTGGCTTCCTATGGGACTTTCTCTACGGGGATTAACATACGGAACTTGCATAACATTATTTTTGCTAGTCCTTCTAAATCTAGGATAAGAAATCTACAATCAATAGGTAGAGGTTTAAGGATAGGTGATAGTAAAGATACAGCGACATTATATGACATATCAGATGACCTGACATATAAAGAAAAGAAGAACTTTACGCTGACCCACTTTCAGGAAAGAATAAATATTTACAACGAGGAGGGTTTCACATATGAGATCCATAGTGTGGAACTAAAGTAATATGGTTAAAATAATTCGACTAATATCTGGCGAAGAAATCTGTTGTGTAATTCCTAAAGAACAAATTAAAGATAATAAAACGCTTATAAGATTATCTGAGCCAATGTTAATTAAATACGTGCCTAAAATAACCGAGATGGGGATATCAGATTATATCGCATTGGTTAAATGGGTTGGGTTTACTAATGATAAAATTATAACAATACCAAAAGATAAGATTATGACTATCGCAAATGCCACAGAGCCTTTTACTAGAAGATATCATCATTTAGTAGATACAATAAACAAACAAAATCAAAAACTTCCTGCCTTTATAGAAAGAGATATGTCAGATGAAGACTATGATAATTATGATAATAAAACTCAAAAAGAGAACCTTGATGATTTAAAAGAATACTTTGATATGCCTAGCAAAAAGATACACTAGCTAAGGTCCCTGGTGACCAACCCACATAGGGTATTATATCAGAAAAACCTAACCTGTCAAGCGACCGTGAAATGAATTTACATATACCATTAAAGAACGTACCTATAATATCAATAAAAGACTTTCATAAGTTTACAAAATATCAAAAAGATAAGATAATAAAAAATTTATTAGGTATAAAAGACCTTTGGGATAACCAACCTAATTCAAATAAATCAACTACTAATTTTGAGATATTATATAATAAAGATGACAAAAAGTATAATAATCTTATTAATGACCTATATGATAAATTTTATAGAGTAGCACAACAGTTATTTAATTTTACAGTATCAAAAAAAAGTAAAAGAATATGTTGGGCATGTATTACTAATAAAGAATACTATAACTTTGTGCCACATAATCATATAAAATCATCTACTATTAATGCTGTATATTACTTAAATATACCTAGAATAAACAAGAAATTATCAGGTCCTGTAAAGTTTAAAGTAGATAATAAATGGATATACTATCAACCAGATAATAACGAGTTAATATTATTCCCAAATTATCTCATACATGACGCAACTAAACACAACTCAAAAGAATGGAGAGTAAGTATAAACATGGAAATACTATGTAGAGAAGATAAGGATTATATTGTGCATGTCCTTGACAAAAACAACAAAATGTAGTATTATATAATTATGACTAGAACAAAGAAAAAATCAGTACATTATGTAAGCAATAAAGAGTTTTTACAGGCAATGATTGAATACAAGGATCGTTGTGAAAAGGCAGATAAAAGAAAAAGAAAAAGACCTCCTGTGACTAACTACATTGGTGAATGTTTTTTAAAGATAGCAAATCATTTATCATACAGACCTAACTTTATAAATTACACATTTAGAGATGACATGATAAGTGATGGTATAGAAAACTGCTTACAATATTTAAATAATTTTAACCCACAAAAATCAAATAACCCATTTGCTTATTTTACGCAGATAATATATTATGCGTTTATTAGAAGAATACAGAAAGAGAAAAAACAAGCAAATATAAAATATAAGATGATTGAACAGGCAGGTATTGATGAGTTTGATACACTACCTGGAGATACTAATACAGAATATAAGAATCAATTTTTAGAATTTTTAAGAAAGAATAGACCAACAACCGAAGAACCAAAAAAGAGTGAAATAAAAGTTAAGAAAAGAAAAAGAAGAAATTACACAAGCGTTTTAGATACATAATGAAAATTGCAATATTAAATGATACACACTTCGGTGTTCGTAATGATAGCGAAGCATTTAGAAAATATCAATTAAGATTTTATAACGAAATCTTTTTTCCTTACCTAGAAAAAAACAATATTAAAACACTAATACATTTAGGCGATGTTGTTGATAGAAGAAAATTTATTAACTTTCAAACTGCCTCTATTTACAGACAACAATTCTGGGACAGATTATATAAAGAAAAGATTGATACACATATAATCATAGGTAACCATGATACCTATTTTAAAAATACAAATGAAGTAAATGCTATAGAAAATTTATATACAAGTTTTGATGGTGTTAATGAACCATTTATATACACTAAACCTAAAGTCGTAGATTTTGATGGCACTTCTATATTATTAATGCCTTGGATATGTGATGATACTAAAGAAGAATCTATACAGATGTTGAATACAGCAAAGGCAGATTTATGTTTTGGTCATTTAGAGATTAAAGGTATAGAAATGCAGAATGGTGTAATCAATGAGTTTGGTAATGATAAGGCAGACTTCAAAAGATTTGATAGAGTAATTTCAGGTCACTTTCACAAACATACAGATGATGGTCAGATATTTTATTGTGGTGCTCAATATGAGATGACATGGTCAGATTACCAAGACCCTAAAGGTTTTCATATCTTTGATACAGAAACAAGAGAGATTGAAAGAATATGGAATCCTCTAACTATTCATAAAAAAATAATATATGATGACAAGAAAAAAGATTACATAAACTATGATATACAACCTTATCATAATCACTTTATAAAATTAATAGTCTTAAATAAGACAGATGATAACCAATTTGACAAATTTGTTGAAAGGTTGTATAATGAGATAACGGTACATGATTTAAATATTATAGAAGATTACTCTGATATAAAAGCAAGTGTAAGAGATGACATAGTTGAAATGGGTGAGGATACTGTCACATTCCTAAATAACTATGTAGATCAACTTGAAACAGATGTAAATAAAACTAAACTAAAAGAGTATTTAAAATCATTTTACATAGAAGCAAACGACAATGCCTAAACCTAAACCAAGTAAAAAAATTATCAGACAAGAAAATCTATGGCCTACGCCATATTGGTATACACAACTATGGGATTTTATGAGAAGTGAAACTAGAGTTACCTTCAATGATGATTTTACAGGTTATATTCTAAATGAAGAACAAAATAATAAGTCTGTTAGAAAATCAAACAGAGGTGGTTGGCAAAGTCATTCAACAAACGCTACAGATGAAAATTATAAACCACTAGTAGATGAGATTATGGAGTTTGTAAAACATTTAAATTTAGATGTTAAAGATATGCAAATAGCACAACTATGGGCAAATGTAAATAGAAAAAATGATTATAATATAATACATCAACATGGACAATACAGTCTATCAGGAACTTATTATGTTAAGGTACCTGAAGATTCTGGTCGTATCGTGTTTAGAGATCCAAGACCTGGTGCAATGGGCAATAATTTTTTAGTGAGTAATTTTGATAAAGGTGAGTTTAAAAAATTAAGTATAATGGAAGGACTACTTGCGATATGGCCTTCGTACCTAGATCATCTTGTAGAACCAAGTAATACAGACGAGGAGAGAATATCAATTAGTTTTGATATAATTTGTAGATGATATATTTTAAGAAGTTAAGATGGAAGAATTTTTTATCTACTGGTAATCAGTTTATAGAAGTTGACCTGGCAAAGTCACCATCAACATTAATCATAGGTTCTAACGGCTCAGGTAAATCTACTTTACTTGACGCATTATGTTTTTCTCTATTTAACAGACCATTTAGAACTATTAAGAAAGAGCAATTAGTAAACACAATCAATAATGCTGATTGTGAGATACAGGTTGATTTTGAAACAAATGGTAAACAGTATAGAATTATTAGAGGTATCAAACCTAATTTATTTGAGATTTATTGTAATGATGTATTGATAAACCAAGACGCCTCAAATGTAGATTATCAAAACATGTTAGAACAGAATATTTTAAAATGCAATTATCGTGCTTTCTGTCAAGTAGTAATATTAGGGTCATCATCATACGAGCCATTTATGCACCTACGAGCAAGATACAGACGAGAGGTTGTAGAGGAAATATTAGACATAAGAGTTTTTAGTCATATGGATTTATTGTTAAGACACAAACAAGCTGAACTATCTAAAAATATTGTAGATGTTAGGCATAGATATGATTTGATGTCAGAGAAATATCAATTACAGAAAGACCATTTTGAACACATACAAAATAGAGATAACACAGACATAGAAGATCGAAGATCACAACTAAAAGAAAATGATAAAAGTAATTATGAGTACAATCAAAAATTACAATTGTTAAATGAGAAGATTATATCAACAAAGGCAGAGATATGGGGCGGTGATAAGTTTACAAGAAAGTCTGCTGACCTTTCTAAACTAGAGGCAAAGATAGAAACTAATTTATCTAATCATAAAAAGACTTTAGAATTTTTTAAGAATAATGATACTTGTAATACATGTACACAACCCATAGATAAAGCATTTAAACAAAGTAAAATATCAAGTGAAGAAAGTAAAATATCAGAGTTAGAAGCAGGCCTGACAAACCTATCAACAGAGATAATCAAAACACAGGATAAGATAACTGAATATAAAGCAGTAGAAAAAAGATTAAATGATTTAGATATATCTGTTGCAAAGGTTAACACCTCTATTTCAGAAATCAATAGACACTCAAATAGACTTGATATTGAGATACAGAAACTACAATCAGAAAAAGAAAACACAGGTAAGGTTGCACATGAATTAGACCAATTGAACGAGGACCTAAAACAAATAAATGTTGACAAAGAAAAAGTTATAGAAGAAAAAAAATACATTGATATTGCTAGAGAGATATTAAATGATACAGGTGTCAAGGCAAAGATAATTAAAAAGTATCTGCCTATAATGAATAACTTAATTAATAAATATCTACAATCTATGGACTTCTTTGTTAACTTTCATTTAGATGAGGAGTTTAACGAAACAATTAAGAGTAGATTTAGAGATACGTTTGTTTATAATAGTTTTAGTGAAGGTGAAAAATTAAGAATAGACCTTGCATTATTATTTACATGGCGAACAATCGCTAAGATGAAAAATAGTACAAATACAAATTTATTAATACTTGACGAGATATTTGATAGTAGTTTAGATGGTTCAGGTACCGAAGACTTCTTTAAAATATTAAAGTCATTGACAAGTGAAAATACATTTATTATATCTCACAAAGGCGATATATTATTTGATAAGTTTACTAATATAATAAAATTTGAGAAATATAAAAACTTTACGAGGTTAGCATAATGATATATAAATTATTACCACCAAACGATCCAAGAGTATTATCATCAATAGCAGAATTTGATATTGAAAGATTCAAAGATGAAGAAAAGATAGAACTAAAAGAATTTGTAGATAATATGTTTGAGACCATGAAACAATATGGTGGTATAGGATTGTCTGCTAATCAAGTAGGTAAACCATATAGAATGTTTGTTATGGGTGATCACCTAAATATACAAAAGAATAAGAAGTGGGTTTGTATTAATCCTAAAATTACAAATGTCACTAAAGAGTTGATAAGATATAAAGAAGGTTGTCTAACTTTTCCTTTCTTATTTTTAGATATAGAAAGACCACAAGATATATCGGTTGAGTACCTAGATGAAAATTTAGAAAAAAAAGAAGAACATATGTCAGGTATTGTGGCAAGATGTTTTCAACATGAATTTGACCATATGCAAGGCATAGTATTTACAGAGCATGTCAGTAAATTAAAACTAGAGATGTCAATAAAAAAAAGAAATAAAGAAATTAAAAAGGCACAAAAAAGATGGCAATCCTCACAGAATTAGATTTACCACAATATAAACAGAGTTTAAGAAAGTGTGTAGCGTTTTTAAATAACATTGAATATTCACCTGTAAAAACAAAATACAACGCAAAGGGTGATTGGGATGCTATATCAATTAGAGGATATAGTGATGATGTAGGCAACATTTTAAAACCTGGTGTTTTAAAAAGTAATGTAGAACCATCTCATTTAAGATGGACACATCTATATGAAGAACCTGATTGTTTACCTATAAAAGAAATACTATCACATATACCTGCTGAGTTTGAAAGAGTAAGAGTTATGAGATTAAAAGCAGGTACAACTATAAAAAAACATACAGACAAAATAGATAAAGAAATTAAGAATAAGAATATTATTAGAATACACATACCATTAAAGACAAGTTTAAATGTTCACTTCTACCTATGGGAAGGTAAGGAACAACATCACTATAATTTAGAAACAGGAAAATATTATTATACAGACGTTTCAAAACCACATGCTGTTCACAATAAAGCAGATTTTGATAGATTACATCTTGTGGTTGATTGTTATAATAACCCTAAAATAAAAAGTTTATTAGATGATGATAGATTAAATACAATGGTAGGCGTAGATATATGAGTTTTTTAGTATGGCACATGCTTGCGATATTGACAATTATGATAATATCGTTTATAATAGGTTATAGTGTAGGTGAAAAAAATGTTAATAGCAAAAGAAGAAGATTTTGAACAAGTAAAAACCATATTTTATAAACATAAGAAATGGTTTCCCCATGTAAGAACTGATTACATGAGGCGTATGATTGCAAAACAACAATTAATTTTAGAAGAAGGTATATTGATTACCTTTCATCACGCTAAAAGAAAACAAACTATTGGCGATGTTCATGTGAAAAAAGGCGATACTGTATTACATCAAATTGCAAATGATGACCCAGGTAGTGGTAATGCAAAAGTAATATTACAGAATTTTTTTGAGTGGTGTCCTAGAGATGTATTCTTATCAGTAAGATCAGACAACACAAAGGCATGTAGTTTCTATGAACAGATAGGAATGAAACTAGTAGGAGAAACTAGTTGGGCAAGAGGTACTTTACCAGGCAAGGTTTATGCAAAAAGAAAGTAATATATCATTTCACTCATTAAATAGTTTTTATATGATAACGACATTAGAAAAATTTAGTTTCTTTAATAGAAAGTTATTAGAACACTTTGATAAAATGCCTAACCTTAGTTTTGCTAATGTGACAAAAACTGATTGGTCTATGAGTAAAGAAGAGTCAGATAAGAAAACATACATCAAACCTTTTTTTAAAAAGATCACTCCTTACTATAATAAGATTGCAAAACAATTAGGTAAAAAAAGGTGGGGATGGAGAGCAGGCAATATCTGGTTTCAACAATATAATGAAAAGAGTGATCATCACTGGCACAATCACTGGTATGCTAATTGGACTAATGTATATTATGTTGAACTGCCTGATAGATCATTAACAACACAATTATATGATACATTGAGAAAAAAAATTATAAATGTAAAATTAAGAGAGGGACAGTTATTAACTTTTCCCGCTCATGTAATGCACAGGTCACCTGTAAATAAATCTAAAGAAAGAAAAACTGTTATATCGTTTAATACTAATATAAACATGGAGACAAAATGACAAACGCAATAGAGGTAGTTAGAGATTGGAAAGACAATAAAGGTTTTCCATACTATCCTGAAGATAGAAAATGGCGTAATGATGAATTTGCAAAACTAACATCTTTCAACAGAGATACATTATTAGATAGACAACATAAAATTATAGGTCAATCAACACATGGTTTATCACTTGCATGGTCTTATATGCACCACGCATGGTCAATCAAATGTGGCACTATGAAGACGCCTATGGAGATATGGGAAGATGAAACACATTTAGAAAAAGGTATCAATAAGATATTGACAGGCACTTTCTTTACAAAGAGAGAAGCACATAAGATAACAAAATCAGATATGAGGGCAATGTTAAGAAGATACTCTGGCTCACAAATGGTATCTAATTTTAGACCTACAGCAGCTGCGACTCTATATGATATATTTGTAGAAAAAGATAGTCCACTAGAGGGTACTGAAGCAGGTACAGTTTGGGATCCTAGTATGGGTTATGGTGGTCGTTTAATGGGTGCAATTGCAGCTGGTGTTAATTACATAGGCACAGACCCATGTGTTCCTACATATGCAGGTTTAGAAAAAATTAGAGATGAATATGGCCATGATCATAAATCATATACACTATTAAGACAAGGTTCAGAAACTTACATACCTGAAGACAATAGTTTAGATTTTGTATTTACTAGTCCACCTTATCTAGGACACGAACAATACGGTGATGAACCTGAACAATCATATAACAAGTTTAAAGTACAAGATGAATGGCGAAATGGTTTCTTATTACAGACTATTAAGAACGCCTATAAGGGATTGAAACCTGGTAAATATGCAGGTTTCAATGTAGCAAATGTAAAATCATATAAGACCTTCGAAGAAGATACCTACGATTGTATGGTTGAGGCAGGATTTAAAGATATACAGATATGGTGGTTATCTTTATCAACTCAACAAGGAACAAAGGTACAATCTACACTAGAAGGCACAGAAACAGAAAAGAAACAATCTCAAAACTACATAGGGCGATTCGCAAGGCCAGATGTTGCAGGTAGAAAATACGAACCAATATTCATTGGAATCAAGTAAATACCGACTCGTTCTTGTTTTGTTCTCATAGCGCAACCTGACGCAGTTTAAATAACCTATATTTGACGTACCATTTAGTGCTTGTTTAATATACCGTAATAGTGTAGCATAAGTGTATATTATGAATAAAAACACTATGAATAAATCACAACTTGCAAAATTACTTGCTACTGAAAATATAGAAGTACAAGAAAACGCTGTACAGACTGCTTCGTTTGATGTAGTTAACAGAGTATTAACAATCCCAATATTTAAAGAAGAACACAAATCTAAACATGTATATGACATGTTAGTAGGACATGAGGTATCTCATGCTTTACATACACCATCTGATTCATGGAAAGAGATGGCAAAAAGAACTAAAGAATTTAAGTCATTTGTAAATGTTATTGAAGACGCTAGAATTGACAAGTTAATTCAAAAGAAGTATCCTGGTTTAACAGATGATTACCTACAAGGTTTTGATAAGATGTTAAAAGATGATTTCTTTAAAACAAAAGGTAAGAACTTACAAAATGATTATGCTCTTATTGATAAGATCAACTTATATTATAAGTCTTCAAAAAGATTAGATTTCAATTTTACTCCTAAAGAAAAAATCCTAGTTAACGCTGTTGACAAGTGTAAAACCTTTGATGATGTTTTAAAGTTATCAGAGGAAATACTAGGGTATTGTAAAGATGAATTAAAGAAAAATCAACAATTACAAAAAGTTTATACACAAGACCCTAATGGTGAGAAGGTTGGTGACTCTGATTTAGATAGTGAGTCTTCATCTAGTAAAAGTACAGATGAAAAATTAGACGAATGGTTAGAGAAGAAGTCAGAATCAGATGGTGATAATGATGATACTGATAAGAAAAAAGAATCAAATACAATAGGTGCTAACGGTGCAGGTGGCGAAGGTACTGCTACTGAATTGAGATCATTAACTAATGATGATATGGATAGTGCTGTGAAAGGTATTACAGATGATCAGGCTAGACAACGTGACTATTGCGAATTACCAAAAGTTAATCTTAAAAAATTAATTATTCCTTATCAAAAGTTTATTAGAGATATTATGGTTTATGATAAACAACACCATAATACAGAATATGATAAACAACAAATCAATAAGGCAAAAGTTAGAACTCAAAAATTTATGAAAGAGTCTTCTAATGTTGTAAATTATCTAGTTAAAGAATTTGAGATGAAAAAAAATGCCAAGTTATATGCTCGTGCTTCACAGGATAAAACAGGTATTATTGACCCTCTAAAATTACATAGTTATAAATTTGCTGAAGATATATTTAAAAAGATTACAACTGTACCTAATCAAAAAAATCACGGTATGATTTTATTACTTGATTGGTCTGGCTCAATGCAAAAACATTTACTACCAACAGTAGAACAATTATTAAACTTGACTCTATTCTGTAAAAAGATCAATATACCTTTTTCAGTTTATGCGTTTATGAATAATCATAGAGAAACCAAAGATGACTATACAGACTCAGGTTTTTCTGTGACTAATAAATCTTTACAACCAGATGGTTCAACTAGACTTGTTCAAGTGTTTTCACATAAACAATCAAAAGTTGATTACATGAGAAGTGCTACTATATTACATAGGGCTGCAATGTACTTTAATGACTATGGATATAGAAGACATGATCATATGTTAGAGGATGAATCAGTACCTTCTATCTCTGGTGATTACTATCTATCTTCAACACCACTTAATGAGTCGTTGATTGCCTTAGATACTATAATTGCTAAATTTAAAAAAGATTATAATACAGATAAACTTTCACTTGTTACCTTAACAGATGGTGCTTCTAATTCAATGAATCACAAAGGTCATGGTGAGATTTATGTAAAACTTAATAACAGATATGTACAGGCTGGTAGTTATTGGGGTGACAACAAAGACCTTACAAGTGTTATGTTAAAGTATCTTAAAAAGAAATATGATTTACAGACTATTGGTTTCTATCTAGTTTCAAAATATAGAGAATTACAATACATGTTAAGAGTGCCATATAATAAAGAGATGTTGGCTAGAAAAATGTTTACTAAAGATAAGTTTATTGCTGACTATTCAAAGGCGTATGATGTTTACTTCTATGTTAAATCTGATACTAGGGTTGCGAATCAAGTGTTTAATTCTAATTCAGATTCAACCAATAAGAGAACTTTAAAAAAGATGTTTATGTCTGGTATGAAAAATAGAATAAACAGTAGGGTTTTATTACAGAATTTTATTAAGAGGATTGCTTAATGTGCGACATTTTGCGCTCTTGTGAAATCGCTAGAAATAGTGTAGCATATATGTATAACTTAACTATGAAAGGACTTATATAATGATTGAGTTAAACAAAACACAAAAAACGGTATTGAAAGTATTAAAAGATACTTACAAAAAAGATACCGTGACTAGGGCAGAGATTAATGCTCTTGTTAAAAAGAAGGTTATCAAAAATCCTTCTTGGTTAAAATCAGACAAGTACAAAGTTGATAGAGGAGTTTATACTCTTAATGTTGACTCTGTTGAAT